CTGGCAAACTGCAAGGCACGCTGACGATCAACTTCAGCCTGTGCTTGCTCGGGGCTAAGACCTTGGTTCAGTAAACCAAGAAAAGGATTACCCATCATTCCAGTAGCCATTATTAACCTCCGAACAGTTTGCCGATTAACTTAGCAATCGGATCAGAAAGAGCATTCCCGGTATTAAGGTTTTGGAAACCTCCAACAACAGAAGCATTCCTTGCAGCATCTGTTTGTGCAGCAGCAGAGTAACTCCTCAACAGAGCTTCCGCAGCGGCAGCATTACCGGCACCTAACTGAGCACCGAGGTTCAAGGGCTGCATACCAGCCTGTTCAACACCAGAAGCCTGTTGGAAACCCGTACTGAACGGAGCCAGTGCAGCCTGTTGGGCGCCGTAGCCGCCCTGCTGGAGATTCAGAGCACCACCAAGCAATCCTTGGCCGAACTGAACCTGTTGCTGACCAGCTTGTTGTGCCTGAGCAGCCAACTGAGCATTACGCTGCTGCTGTGCATTGTAGAAGGCTTCCATAGCCGGATTAGCAGCACGCAGACCAGGAGCACCCATCGGAGTAGCTCCAGTAGCACCCATCGCTAGACCACCAGTACCACGACGGAACTGTTGCGTCTGAAGTTGTGCCAAGGCACGCTCATCCTGAGGAGCTAACAGTTCTTGCTGTTGAGCCATGAACCGCTGTGCAGCAGCCTGCGGAGACTCAGCAACATACTGCTGTCCTAAGCCAAACAAGCCTTGAGCAGCTTGATTGACTTGGTTCTGCATGGCTTGCTGCTGCTGTGCTTGTTGCAGTGCTCCGCCGGAGATACCCAGCAAAGCCTCACGCATAGCAGCCACATCAGGAGCCACTTGGTAGCCAGCGCCGATCAGGCGACCATCAGGGCCATACTGGAAACCACTACGACCAAAGCGGGTGGTAACGCCCACAGGGCGAAACTGTGCCTGCTGTTGAGCCATCTGACCAGCTTGCTGCTGTGCAGAAGAAAGCTGATTTAAGCCGTACACATTACCGGCGGTTCCTAGCAATCCGGTCAGTAGTCCGGAAAGATTAAGACCGGCAGCAGGCGCACCACCAGCGGCAGTGAACCCAGCCTGCATTGAGGACGGAATACTACCTAACTGAGTACCACCAAGCAAAGAGAAATCAGTAGCCATTAGTAGGTACCTCCATCAACGGTACCATTGAATGTACCAGACAATGTTAGATTAGCCATCGTTGTGGTTCCCGTATGCGTTCCATTGTTAGCGTCAGGCTTAGAGGAAACGGCAGAGGCAATGTTATTGTACTCTGTGTCGATTTCCGTGCCCTTGATGATCTTGGAAGGATTGCCCGACACAAGACCGTCTTTAATAGCAAAGTTAGTAGTTTTGGTATAATTAGACACTTAGTTACCTCGTTTTTCCTACTTTGGTAAAGACATCAATCTTTTGGATAGACACTGGTCGAGTATTCACAGTGGTTTCAAAACCTAGCTGAATAACCTTACCAGCACCACCAATGTTGATTACCTTGTTGTCGAAAGCTGATCCACCGTATTCACCGATATTGTACTCGGCAATGTTGTATTCTGCAACAGCAGCGTTTGACAGATTGAACTGACGGCTGTTCAGAATGTCGCTGTAGTCATAACCGAACTTCAGCACCACAGGATAGCCCTGTCCACCGATAGTCGTGATTCCAACCTTCTTCATAATCTTCAGTGCCGTGGGCACACCGAAGTCAAAGTAGTTGGTGTAGTATCTCATTACATAAGTATCAACATTATCACGATAAGTGTCATACTTACCGACATATCCTGGCTTACCTAACAGAAGGTCTTTGTTCTGTTTGTAGCAGAAAGCTGTTGGTACATTTCCATCCCACGTCGTAGCCCTGCTTGCACCGTTAGGAAGCAGCATCCGAAGGTCAAAGCAGTAGGTTACTCCGGTGACAGGGAAAGTAATCAGGTAGAAACCTTCCTTGTCTGAGTGAGTTGCCTTGATGCCTGCGGCAGTCTCCAGAGCCATCGCAGCTACAACATCGTCACGCACATTTGCGCTAATGTCGCGCATCGGCGAAGACTTCTCCTGGATCACCCGTGACAGCGACTTGACACCGCTATCAGACAGGAAGTACACATCTGAGCCAGTGGCTACCACAGAGTCTCGTGCAAAGCAGCCAACACCTGTGATCGTGTCTTGCAGCGTCAGTCCGGCAGGGTCTTGAGCGTTAGCGTAGATCAGAATCTGCCTACGACCAAAGACGATCAGGAAACCGTTGTGGGCTGCTAGAGCGATGATTTCGTCGGCACCAGCAGGCCATATTTCTGCAATGTCTAAGGTTCCAGCAGTTCCAGTAGACAGGACAAAACCACTGAGTAGATCAGAAAACTGAATAGTTGTTTTGTTACTGGTGTTATTGGCTGACCATGTACGACCATAAGCACTGATAACGCAATTATTATTACTGACAGTTCCAACATATCCGGTCTTCTCCGACACCCTGCGATAAGTTGTAGTTGACACAGCAGGATCAAAGATCAGAGGATCGTGTCCAGACTGGTACATGTACAGGATACCGTTCAGAGCAGCCATCTGCCAGTTGCTGTCAGTGATCGTCGGAGCAGTTCCTCCACCACCGTAGGTCAGCATCGTCAGTGTACTGCCGTTAAGCCTGAACAGCTTGTTGTTACCGGCAGCAATCGTGTACGAAGTACCGTCAGCAGCAATCAACTCACCGATAGCCTTGACAGCATTTGAGCCTAAGTCAGTGTTGGTCGCATGCGATGGACTCCAGCCTTTACGAGCACCGATACGACCAAACTTGTCAATCACACAATTCGTAGCAACAGTAGCAAAGCCTGATTCAAGTGAAACCACCGAGTCCTGCGTGTTAAGGCCGTAGAAACCCGGAGCAGCGATAGAAGTGGTTAACAGCTTTGCTACCATTATACACTCGTCCAGGTTACTTGTTCATCGTACCGGTTAGCTTCAAGAGCAATAGCGTCTGACAGTGCAAGACGATACTTCTGATACAGTTCACTGAAAGACTGTCCACCGTCTTCACCTCGTTCAGCAACAGCGTTAGCGTATGCTAACATCTGCACCAAGTGAGGAGGGACTTTAACCAAGTCACCGTTGGCAGACAGGTCAGTCTGAGGAATGTTCAGATTAAACCGGAGGGAATAGACCGCATCAGGCTGTGGCCAGACACGGACAACATTGTCGTCGTTGCTTACACCGTCAAAGGCATAGTAGATCGGGGCAGCATTCTGGACATCAGCGAGATAATACTGTGTATCCAACCAGTCAGGAGACACCTGATACATCGGGACATCTTCAGTCTCGTTCATAACCATGTCAACTTTAAACCGTTGACCAGAACCTGTCAATGTGTATGCCTGTTGTCCAGAGACAGTAGGTACGACAATCGTTTGACTTAAAGCATTCCATGAGTAGGCGTCTTCAATTTCACGCTTTGCGTCATTGATTAAGACACCAATCAAAGAACTATAAGGAGTATCACCAACAGATGAAACTTCTGTTTCCCTAAGTCTTATAAGGACATTGTTAACAAGTTGTAAATAAGTTGTTGCCATTAGTTTTCCTTGGTGTCTTTATAAGTAATCATTATAGACGATTCTCTTAGACTTGTCAATAGGTGTCTGCACTAGTGTTGTGCTTTTACAACAAACTGGAAGATCATAAATAGTGTAGCTACAACAGCCCAAGCACCCATGCCCATGTTTACCCACCGTTCAACCTTACGATCTACTCTGGTAATGCTCTTATCAAGTTCTTCTGTCTTGTCCTCAAGGTCGTCAATCCGAACACCTTGAGCAGTCTGACGCTCTTCAACGAGGATCAGACGAGTCACAGCATCGGTTAGTTTGTCTACTTTGCTTTCGATACGTTTCAAATCCTCGTTGAAGCCTGCATCCATGTTACTTCTTAGCCTTCTTCTTGGACATATTCGCTTCCGAAAGAGCGATCGCTACAGCCTGCTTACGGCTCTTAACAACTGGGCCTTTCTTGCCACTGTGAAGAGTACCTTCTTTATACTCACGCATAACTTTCTCAACTTTGTTAGGCTTCTTCATCATAGGTTCCTCGCTAAGTATTCGTACATGTGATAACAGAGCACAAGAAGGAAAGCAATAGCAAACAAATACAAACCGTTGGTAATCATCTCTTGTTTCCGACGTTTTGCAATCTTTGCTGCTTGCTCTCGCTGTCTTTTGATCTTAGTGCGTTCAGCCATCATTGACTGATAGGCTTCCTGTCCATACACACCTGC